CCAGAACTGTGCGTACACGGTGGCGTTCGACGATTTCTACTCGCTGCGTATTGAGCTTCCGCGCCCGCCAGTACGTCTAAACAGTAGTGCGGCGAGCGCCACCGTCACTATTTCCTACGTCGACACGGGAGGCACCACGCAAACGCTCACGTGGGCCCAGAGTGGCACGCAGGACTTCCGGCTGGACAGCGACCACACGCCGGGGCTGGTGTACCCGCTGTACCTTGAGACGTGGCCGTCGGCCCGCCTGGACGACAAGGCGGTGCAAATCACGTACTTGGCTGGGTACGGCACCGTGGCGAGCGTCCCGCAGAACGCGAAACACGCCATCAAGCTGCTCGTCGGGCACTGGTACACGCACCGCGAGCCGGTGGTCATCGGCACGAACGCCAGTGACGTGCCCCTGTCGGTGCCGGCGTTGCTCGAGCCGCTGAAGTGGAAGCAGTACGCGTGAGGTAGGCCATGCTCCGTGCCGGCGTACTCGACAAAACGGCCGTAGTGCAGACGCCCGCCGACAGCGTCAATGACCTCGGCGAGCCGATCCTGACCTACAGCACGTTCGCCACCAGGAAGATCGCCCTGCTGCCGATGTCCGGCGTAGAGCAGATCGACGCCATGGCCACGCAAGGCACGGTCATGCACCGGGTCCGCATGCGGTACACGGCAGGGCTCAAGCCGAAAATGCGGCTGACGTGCGAGGGGCGGACGTTTGAAATCGTGTCGGTCATGGAGCGGGGCCGCAGGGAGGAGCACGAACTGCTCGTGAACGAGGTCACAGACTGATGGCACAGCTGGGCATGACAGTTGAGGGCGTCGAGGACATTCTGCGGCGAATGTTGCAGGTGCCGCCGACGCTACAGAAAAAGTACCTAGCCGCAGCCGTGCGTGCCGCTGGCAAGGAAGAGGTCAAGGAAATCCGCCAGCTGACGCCTAGGGGCCCTACTGGCAACCTCAAAAGGTCCGTGGGGCTTGTGGTTGAGAAGCGACGGAAGGCACGTACCGCCACAGGTGTCATCGGATACCGCCGCAGCGGAACCAACAAAAGCACCATGGGGTTCCATGCTCATTGGATCGAAGAGGGCGTAAAGGACCGCTACCCGAAGGGCAAGGCGTTCAAGGTTTCCATAGACAGGATCAAGCGTCCAAGCATTACTGGGAACGCCGATGGTTTCGCCTATCTGTCTGGCGTCAAAGGCTTCCCAGGCAGTGGCAAGTTTCGGGCGTGGGCGGACGCCAACCTGCCCCAGATACGCGACAGGCTGCAGGAAGTGTTAGGCAGTTACGTCGACAAAGCAATCGCGGAGCACGAGCGCCGCCAAATCCGAAAGATTGGCAAATGAGCTCCACCCCGGTCGATACCGCGATTGTGACCCTGCTGAAAAACTCAGCGGACGTCGCAGCCATCGTCAGCACAAGAATCTACGCGACGCAGGCCCCGCAGGGCGTCGCGTTGCCGGTCATCGTCTACGTCCGCGAGGACGGGCAGCGTGGCACGTTCATGCACATGACAGGCTCGACGGGCTACGTACGCGCGACCTACACGGTTTCCTGCCTGGCCAGCACGCTTTCGACCTGCCGAAACCTCGCGCGTGCCGCTCGGCGGGCTCTACAATTTGCTACTGGATCAGCGATTCGGCTGGCTCGGGTCGTCAGCGACCAAGACCTGCAGGAGTCGCCTGCCCAGGGCGAGCAGTTGCCCACGTATCGCACGGATTTGTCGGTCGAAGTCACCTACGTTGAGACGGTCTAGGAGCAAAAAAAATGGCAGTCGACATCGGACAGGGCACATCAATCGTCTTCGGAAGCCTGCTTGGAACCGCGGGGTTCAAGCTTACCGGGCTTTCGTGGTCCGGCATTGAGCGTGCCGTCGCTGACGCCAGCCACATGGGCACGACTGGCGGCAAGGAGTTTGTCGCGAGCGAGGTCTACGACCCAGGCGAGGTGTCGGCCGAGGTGCTTTTTGACCCTGCCATCAAGCCGTGGACCGCCCTGACAAACGTGACGACTGCACAGGCTGTCGAGGTCCGGTTCGCGGCCGGCGGAAGCACCACGCAGCTGTGGAGTGCCTACGGGTACGTCACCGGGTTCGAGGCCGGCAGCCAGATGGAAGACATGCAGACCGGCACGGTGACGATCAAGCTGTCCGGTTCTGTGACTTGATGATGCAAGGAGGCGCGGACGATGGCCCTGACTCGCGAGGAGATCAAGGCGAAGCGTGGCGTATTGCCGCGTGAGCCCTTAGACGTGCCCGCACTTGGCGGCACCGTCTATGTATCCAAGATGAACGCCAAGGCCCGCGACCGCTTTGAGCAGATGGTCACGGGCGGCAAGGTTGGCGGCGTCAACTTAGAAAACGTGCGTGCCAAGTTTGTCGTGCTCGTCACCACCGACGAGGCCGGCAAGCCGCTGTTCACGATGGATGACGCGGACTGGCTCGGCGAGCTCGACACGGAGGCTGTGCAGGCGATCGTCGACAAAGGCTTTGCCATGAACGGCATTGGCGTCAACGCTGTCGAGGAAGCGGCAAAAAACTAGAGGGGCGACCTGTGATGCTGTTCCTGCACAGGCTCGCCCTCAAGCTCGGCATATGGGACGTGCCCGCCCTGGCTGCCGCCATGCCCGTCGACGTTCTGTACGGCTGGATGGGGTACTACCAGCTTGAGCCGTGGGGCGACGAATGGCTGCGGAGCGCCGTCAGCTTCGCCCAGTTTCAAAACGCACACCGCGGCAAGAACAAGAAGGCGTCCAAGCCGGAAGACTTCATGCCGGTCGACAAGCGACAGCAGACGCCCGAGCAGATGCTGGCTGTGCTTCAGAGCATCCCGAGGTGACGCATGGCTAAAGGCAATTTCGGACGCGTCAACGTCAGCATTACCGCAAGCACTGGCGGGCTGACTTCGGGGCTTGCTACTGCTGGAAAGCAGCTGGCAGGGTTTCGCTCTTCGGTGGCTGGTTCGTCGTCGATGATGTCTGCGTTTAACGCTGGCGTGGACAAAGCCGGCGTTTTGCTGCCAGACGTCGGCGGTCTGATTGGAGGCATCGCGGCAGCCATGCTCGGGCTTTCTCGTGGTGCATCTATCGCCACGTTTGGCGTCCGCGTCCTGACTGCTGCCATAAAGTCTTTGCTGTTGCCGCTCGGGTTGGTGGCCTTAGTCACGGCACCGTTCATGGCTTTTTCCAATGCGGCAGAATCACTCGATGCGGCGAGCAAGTCGGCGTCCCGTCTGGGCATTTCGGTTAGCACGTTCCAGACGTTGTCTCAGGTCGCAGACGAAGCCGGCGTCAGCGTTGAGCAGATGACCGGCATGATGACCAGGCTGGGCATTCGCGTTACAGAGGCGAGCCGCGGCAACAAGGCGGCGCAGGACTCGCTTTCTCGGCTTGGGCTGACGTTTGCCCAACTGCAAGCCCAAAGCCCGCAGCGGCAGTTTGAAATGATTGCTCAGCGGATCATGGCACTGCCAACTGCCGCGCAGCGATCCGCTGCTGCCGTTGCCATTTTCGGAAAGTCCGGCGCGCAAGCCATGGGGCTGATTGCTGCGGCAACGACTGGTGCGATTTCCGAAGTAGAAAAGCTGCGGGACAGGTTGGGCGCAAACATGACCGACCAGCAGACGGCTGGCATTGAGATCATGAACGACGCCCTGTCGCGTCTCTCATTGCCGCTCGAAGGCTTCATCAATCAGTTCGTCGCTGGGCTCGCGCCAGCCATCACCACCGTCTCGCGTCTTTTCGTGCAGTTCTTAGCAGAAAACACTTCAGGGTTTAACGTCGCAAAGGCTATGGCCGACGGGCTGGTGTTCAGCCTGCGTATGGTCGTCGGTGCGGCGACGTTGCTGACCGGCGTTTTTCAAGTGTTCATGGCGCTGGGCTCGAGGATCGGGCAAATCTTCAACGAAGCCTTTGCGATCATCCTGCGTGGCGTCGCCCGCGTGATGAAGTCCATGGCCACGCTGGCAGAGGCTGCGGGCTTTGAGGGGCTCGCCGCGAGTCTTGCCGAGGGAAGCCAGGGAGCCCGCGAGCTTGCCGCCGGTGCCGCAAACATGGGTCGCATGTACGGCGAGCAGGCTGGTCAGACGTTCGCCCAGGCTGCCGAGAACATGGGCAACCCATTCGGTGCGTTTGACTCTGAGTTTGCGAACGCTCAGCGCGAGGCGGCGGCCACCGTAGCGAAAGACATCGCACAGACCGGGCCCACTGCAGCCAAGGCAGTCTCCGATGCAGTCAAGGTTTCCATGCAGGAGCTTAAAGCCTTGGTGGCCGGCACGTCCGGCGGCGAGTCGTTTCGCAACTCCATCCTGCGCGGATCCGACCCGCGGCTCTCTGACGACGCCCCAGCAAAGAAAACTGCAGACAACACTGAGCGGACGGCCGACGGCGTCGAAGACCTGCCGGACGCCTTGGCGGCGTCCCTCGGCCAGCAGTTCGGCCTGGCCTCACTTATGGCGTGACCAATGGCAATCACAGACGTAGTCATTCTGTACGAGGACGCGGTCGAAGAGGCGAAGGCCGACAAGGGCAAAGTGCGCCGGTCCGGCCAGCGAGTCTTGCTCGCGAAGACGGATACCAAGAACCCAAGCTTTACCGACGTTGCCGAAAGCACGGCCGCGTGGCCCGGCCTGGGCAACGAAAAGATTCCACAGATCAACGATGAATTTCTGTTCGGGGCGTACAAGCTTTACGTGGCCAGCCGTCGGTTTTCTTGGTTTAAGGGAACGGAGCGCGGCGTACAGATCGACGTGCGGTACGAAGGCGTTGACGAAGAAGCAAACCAAGAGGACCAGCCAGGCGAGGAGCCCAGCACTTGGAAGCGTATCTCAATTAGTTCCTCACAGGTGACAGTCCCGGCGAACGAGTCGCGCGACGTGGAAGGCATCAACCCGAAGCCCATCACGAACTCCGCGGGCGACCCGGTCGACGGGCTCGAGGAAGAGACCGCCATTGCGGTCATGAAGTACACGAACAGCTACGCCCTGGACCCGAACCTGCCGGGCTTCTATGACTGGCTGAACACCGTAAACCAGAGTCCGTTCCTTGGGGCCGCCAAGAACACGCTACGGATGACCGGGTTCACGGCGGACTTTGACGACGCGACGCAGCTGTGGAGCGTCACGGTCGAGTTGACCTACAACCCGAAACAGTGGCGGATCGGCTACTACGACGCTGGCTTCAACGAACTGGTGAGCGGCGAGCGTGTCGTCATCAAGGACAAGGCCGGCAACCCAGTCTCCAGCCCGGTGCCGCTCGACAACACAGGACAGGCTAAACCTGTCGGGCAGGAACCGGACCTGCTCTACGTCTACCCGTACGAACAGAAGAACTTTTCAAACCTACTTGCGGACTTGAGGATCTAGCATGGCCAACGAAATCAAAGTTTCCGTCTCGCTCAACCTGTCGAATGGCAACCTTGAGGAGCGATTCTCGGAGTCGAAGCAGATCGACCAGGCGAAGGGGCTGACCGTCGGCGGCGTCGTCGAGGTTGGAACTGCTGTGACGACGCTTTCGCTCGGGGCTGTGACAACAGCCGGCTACGCGGCATTCCGGCACATCGCGACGGCGACGGCCGGCACGCAGTACGTACGCATCGGGCACTACGACGGCACAACCCTGCAGGGCTTTGCCAGGCTGCAGCGGAACGATGTCGCGGGCCCGCTGCGGCTCGACAAGAGCATCACGATCGGGCTGGCTGGCGTGACCGCTGCCAGCCATACGGCGGCGCAGCCGGTGCAGTACGTCATCTTGAGCGAGTAGCCCTATGGCGTCGATCTACGGCTTTTCCAGTGACGACGCCAAACGCATCGGGGCTGCGGTCCGTGCGATTGAAGGCAACAAGATCAACCGGTCAGCCGGCGGCCAAGAGTTCGCCGGGCCCAACCCCGGCGTGCGAATGATGCTGGGG